TTGCCCATTTCTCTTGCTCTTTGTTCCATAGCAACTGCTGCCTGGATTTTGTGAGCATGAGATCTTGATGAATTGCGAATCTTAGTAACAGATGCTTTAGCGGTTGCAACATCCTTGAAACCAAGTCCATGAATCGTGCCTTTTGGATTTTCATCCGTATAAAGATCCGAATGTTTTTTGGAATTTGCTGGTTGCCCAGGTTTTCTTGGAATACGAGGATTGCTCATTCAACTGGTTTAGATGTGGTTTGTTCACCTGCTGCTCTTTTTTTACGTCCGGCACAATGTGCTTTCTGTGAGAACCCTTTCGGGTTTGAGCAGTCAATACTCTTTTTATATTTATTCGTCCAAGACTCTCTAAACTGTCTGAAGTTTTTTCTCACTCTTGCATAACTAGCATCATCCATTTTAGTGACAAACTCTTTGGATGCGGCAACCATGGCATCTATTGATGGGCCATCTCCATCATTATTTGATAAACTAACCCTCATGACAGGATAAATGTTTGAAAATCTGGCATATCTATCTTCCCCAGATTCTGCTGGTGTTTGAAAATCTTGAGAGAGTAAATCCTCAGGGCCTCTGAACAACTTCTTATCATCTCCTGCAACAGGGCCAGAAGCGTCTGCAGAGCGGGTGTATCCACCGTTACCTACATGATTGGTTGGTTGTTCCGAAACAAACTGTTTAAACGTTTTCATACCTGTAAAGCAGTGAATATGACTTTGAATGTGGTATCAGATGATGAAGATGGGTGTCCGATTAATCGAAGAGATCCTCCACTTATATCAGATGAAAATGTTGCAATACCAACAGGTTGATTAATTGTTCCATATTCTGTCATGTATGTATCAGTGCCATCATGTATGACATTGATAGTTGTCATATTATAGTTAGTCCCCCTAGTAACTTGAATCTGATAATTGACAGATCTATATGTAGAAGCACTAATAGTCATGACGGCAGATGCATCAGTGCTAGTAGTTGTCAATATACCAGACTGAATGTCTCCTGCAATGAGTTCTAAGTTAGTTGCTGATACTGGTTCAAAAGTAAACTCTTCTGCAGATGCATCATATCTTAAAAATCTACCGTCACCTAAATTAGAGTCATCAACATCAGTCAACTCGACTAAAGATGTTGTCCCACTTAGCGCGGTGCTTGCAATTCCAACCCACTTTGAGCCGTTATAAATCAGTAACTTATTAGTGCCAATTCCAGCGTCAAAAGTTACATCATCTAAATCTTTGATAAATCCAGCACCACCGCCACCAATGGTAGCAATTTGTTGTTGAATTCTATTAATGAATAATCTGTAATGGCCTGCGAGATCATCCAGTGTTGCAAACTTTTGATCCATCGGAGTTAATGGATCTTCTTGTCCTCCTACAGATTCCTTTTCATCTGGAGGTTCATTTAAAAGTCCTTCCTCTAAAGATTCTTGAATGACTTTTTGTTCTAATTTTATTGCAGATACTAAATTTCGTATCTCCTTTATTTCACGACTAACTTTACGAATTTCATCATCATAATATTTTATCTCAGGAATATTAGAAATTTCCTTCTTTAAATCTTCAAAATAATTTAAAAGTAACTTGTCAGTCTTAACACTGTTTTCATTGAATTGATTTATTTTATCACTAAGAGATTGTTTCAGTGAATTATATTCGCCAAGTATTTGTTTTTTTAATTTTTTATCATCATCCTTAAACTCTTTATGGTATTCCCATATTTTAAGAGATGACTCTCTCAATTCTTTCCAAATTTTATCCTTCTCTTCTTGAATTTTATTTTCAATCTCTTCTGATTTTGTATTGAGTTCTACTTTTCCTTCAAATCTTTTTTTGTCAATATCTTCAGAGAGTTCTTTAAGATTATAATCAACAGTCTCACGTAAAACATCAATTCTATCAGTTACTTTGATAAAATCATCATCAATAACACTAAAGGTTTTGCCTATCCAGGAAAAGTCTGGTACTTCATTAACCTCATTAACCCATTTTGGAAAAGTGGGGATGGAATTTTTTACATTCTCAATATCTTCTTTAATTGAAGATAAATCATCTTCATAATATTTTGGTTCAGGAAGATTTGCCACCTCTTGAATTACAGAATCAATTCTGTCTTCAATACTCTGAACCTGTTCGTCGTAATATTTTACCTCTGGAAGTTCATCAATTTTTGTCTCTATGAACTCCCTTACTTGATCAATTTGATCACATACTACTTCGAGTTCATCATCATAATATTTTACCTCTGGAACTTCAGGAATGTCTTGCCTTAACTGATCAATTACTTCACAGAGTGCTTCAAGTTGATCATCGTAATATCTTACCTCAGGAATTTCAGGAATATCTTTCCTTACATCACTAATGAGATGTAAAATTTCTGTAAGATCTACAGTAGACTCCACAACTTCTGGCTCTACTGTTTCTTCTACTGTTTCTTCTACTGTTTCTTCTATGACTTCTTCTTCCTCAATATAATCTTCTACAGAGGGTAAATCCTCCTCATGTAAAAAATCATCCATGGATGGCAAGTTATTATAGTCTTCCGCCATTAAACTATGAGTAAAATTACTTCGGGTTTTCTCACCCTATAGTTTATTTATCCTGCTGCTTATTCTGCTTCAAAATTTTAGCAAGATCTGCTGTCGATCCAACAAAGAGTGCGTTTGTAACGTTGGTAGGAGAAGACTTCTTTGTGTCCTCCTCGACATCTTTAAGTTTTTTCTGTAAGTCAAGTAATTTATCAGTAGCGTCAGCAACACTTTTAATAAGTTGTCCCGCAACTTCATAAGCTCTTGCCTGTTCAGTTTCCTGTGCTAACTCTAGAGCACCATTTACTGCCTCTTGTCCTTTTTCAATAAGAGAGTACAAATTACCTCTCGTGTATTCATAATCTTTTCTGGTATCAGTTTTTATAGCCTCTACCTCTTTGGGAATAGGTTTTACTGGCTCACTTGAGACTATCTCACTAGAGACATCAAATGTTTCGTTTAAGCTATCAAAACTCATGTGATATTACCGTCAAATCCAAAGTCGTCACCAACTTCAATGAGAGCATCATCAGCATCAGTGATAAGATTAACTGCTGTGCCACGAACGTAAGATCCTGGGGTGCTGTTGTCTTGTCCTCTCTTCGTAAACAGTGTATTGCCCTCTTTTCTATCAACGTAAATAGACTCATTGTTGATAGCGATGTAAGTATTTTCTGAGATTCCAGAGGAGTCATTTACTTGCAGAATATTGCTGGTTGTTCCAACATCTTCTGAGAGATTGGTTACAATATTGTCTGTGTAACTCTTTGTCGCTCTTGGAATAACTGTATAAGTAAGATCTCTGGTTGGAGTAGAAGTATCGTCTTGAACATATCCAACACGAACCTTTTTGATGAGATCTCTGGATGCCTTTGTTGTATCTCCAACAGGACCGAACAGATATGTCTTGGCAGTAAATCTTATTGTATAGAGAAGAGAGCGTCTGGTGCTGAAATTGCCTTCATAATCATCTTGCATAGAGATATTTTCTATCACTACAGGAATATCTCTTTTCTCTCCGATCGTATCTAATAAATTAACAGATAGTGTATATGCTGGTTGAAAGTATGGTAAAATCTGTTCAACAATTTGAAGCATATCATCATTCAACTTAGTGAAGATAGATAGTTCAAATGACATATTATAAGGAACAGGCATGTAGGTTTTTCTGATTGCTGTTGCAATTCCTACACTCTGTGATTTAAAAGTTTGAGTTGTGGTTACTTTTCTAGTGCCATCATACTGAAGTCCCGTGAATTCAAATGACATTCTTGGGAGAGTAATCGACGTTGGTTTATTGAGATCTGCCGATTGCTCAAGTCTTGCTAAAAACTTTTGAGTAGGTCCGTATGCCAATGGAACCTTGATAACTTCATCAACGTCTCCGCTGGAATCTAAATGCTTGATATCAATTCCATTAAAAAGACTTCCGAACGAAATAATCGTTCGTCTCAGAATTTCATGGTAAAAGTATTCAAACATACAGATGCCTTAGTTAACTTTATTTAGGTTAAGGATTCCCAAAGGGATTAGACTCTGAGAAATCTAAGATTCCATCCTTAGCAGAGAGTTCAATTTCATCATTGTCAGGGAACTTGTTCACAGTATTATCATCCTCTATAACTCTAATTACATAAGCAGCACTGCTCTCAGATCCTGTAATAGTCTCACCAGCAACAAAGTCACCAGAGACATTAGAATATGTAAGGACGTTTGTGACAGAATTCCAAGTTTTGACGATTCCAGTAACACCACTTGTAGAACCAGTGATAGTTTCTGTGGGTATAAAGTTTCCACTTCCACCAAGATCTGGAGCGGAGAGTGTAATGGTAGGTGCTACCGTATATCCAGCACCAGCATTTGTCAGATAAATTGCAGTGACTGTTCCTGCAGCGGACACAACAGCGACACCTCTTGCAGTTGTTCCAATTCCAGGGCTGCTGAATGTAACTGTTGGTGCGGATACATATCCACCACCTCCATCACTAATTGTTACGACGCCAACTGTATTGTCAGAAATTCTAGTAGTAGCAGCGGCACCAACACCAGGATTAGTGCTAAGTCCTGCAAATACTATGCCAGGGTTAACAGTATATCCAGCACCTGGGTTAGTAATAAAGACTCCTTGGACTTTAGAACCAATCAGAGTTCCATCACAATTAACAATGTCGTCACGTAAGGTTGAAAGTCCTGTGGCGCGGATACCACCGGTAGGTGCAGATGAAATCGCAACAGTGGGTGGATAATTGTATTTTTCACCTCTAGCGGTAACGATAATTTGGTTGACGGCACCGCTAGCAATTCTTCCAGAGACAGCGGTTGCGGTGGAGCCGGATCCGATAAGCGTGAGAGATCTGATATTTCCTTCCACATCGAAGGTATCATCGATTTCCTCAACACCAGTATCCAGAATCTCATCTTGTCCTCTAAAGAGTTCGCAAGTTAATTCATATACGTAATTTTTTTGTAATTGATAAAAAGGTTTTTCATGCTCAACAAACTTAATTTCAAAAAGTCTGTCACCAAGAGGAAAATATATTAGATCTCCTTCTTTAGGGCGAGTTGCGAGTTCAATATTGGGCAGATTTTCAATAAGAGGAGTAATATAACTTGAATATCTCTCTTGAGAAATTATCAACTTTAGTTCATTAGTTGCCTGAACTCCAAATTTAGATAATAGAACACTATTCTCACCATATCCATCAAAATTATCCACATACGCTTCGATTGGATAAGATTGATTAAATTCTGAAGTAATTACTTCACGAATTACTTTGTTTTTAGTGACATATTGTCTTGGTAAGTAATATACCTCAACACCATACATCCTCAACTGTTCGTTGATCAAGTCTTGAACAAGACTTTGCTCTCCTTGAGAGCCTTGTAGGAAAAAAGGATTAAGTACCATTATCCGATAAAGTCAAGGGGAGGAAGTTCATAAGTGTTGGACATTTTTTCCATAATTTTATCTAAATCATTCTGTCCATCCTCATAGATTTGTCTACCATTAAGTTCAACTCCGCCTGGAAGTTTTACTCCTTGGAATTTTATCAAGTTTTGTCCCCATTGACGTTTTATCAATGCAGTCAAATAAGGTTTTAAGAAAGAGTCATTGTAAACTCTTGAATAATCATTTGGATCAACTGTTCTAAAACAATCTATGATAATATATTCACCAGCATTAACACTACTCCAATCTATATCAAGGTAAAGTCTATCTTGTCTTTGATTAAATCTAATTTGTTTGTGTGTATTCAACAAAAAGTCTAGATCTTCAAGATAAGTTTTAGTCATCGCATAAGACAATAACTCAACATTACCAAAGAAGTAAACATCATTCAGGAATAGTTGGTATTTAACACTAAACATATTGTTAGTGATTGAATTACCTCCTGCAAATTGAAATATTTTATTTACACCTATAACAGATGGTGGTACTTGAATATAATTACTATTTTCTGTAAAGGAAAAAGTAGTGCTAGCACCATCAATTGTAGAAGAAGCTGTGGTTGTAACGATACCAGCAGTTGTGACAGATGAGTCTGGACTTCGCCCTCTGTTTATATCATCTTGAGTTATTTGATATTTTAGAAATACTTGTCCTACACCATCAAAGTGTCTTTCATGAAAATATTGAATTGCATCATCAACTAAGTCCTCAATTTGCTCATCGGCAACATTTATTTCAAGGACAGGAGCACCTAACTTTCGTTTGCAGTAGTCTACTAACTCCGCTCTAGTTGATGGTTGCATTTATCTACTTTTTACCTATTTATGGGGCTGTTGCGATTCCAGCTTTGACTAAAACATTTCCGTTTACAATGTTGTATACTGTATTACCAGAACTTACCAGAACATCGTAGACATATCTACCAGGTTTTAGATTTCTTGTTTCGGTAGATCCTAAGGATAGTGTCATAACACCACCTGCTGCGCTTGTAAATCCAACAGTAAGGGCAGTTGTAACTCCTAATGTGGCACCAATAGCAACACTTTTTGATATAGCAGCAGAACCAGTCCAGGTAATTGCTAATCCAGCAGTTGAACCAGCACCAGTGTCAAATCTAAATGCAGATCCGTTTGGATTAGTAATAGTAAATTTATCACTAAATGTTGCTCCTCCGTAAATATTCAAATTTACAGCATATGGAGCTCCAGATGCTACATCAAATGTTACGTTCTGATTAGCCATTGGCAGGTATACCTATTACGGATAAA